TATCAGCGGTATCGCCGCCAGTAGCGTTGATATAATGCTGTCGATAATTGTCGGTATGCACGCCACTATCGTCTGTATGATTTCTGGCAGCGCTCCGATGAGCGATGTTATCAGCTGGATACCTGCATTTATAATCTGCGGTATTGCGCCGAGGATTGCTTCGAGTAGCGACGATATAATCTGCGGTATTGCAGGAAGTATCGTCTCGATGATTGTCGGAAGCGCGCCCACCAGCGATGTTAACAGGTGCAGTCCTGCGTCGATGATAAGCGGAATTGCGTCCAGTACCGATGTGAGTATGCCTTCGATAATGACGGGAATTGCCGCCACGATTGTCTCGATTATCTCCGGCAGTGCACCGATAAGCGCCGTTATCAGCTGTATGCCTGCTTCCACGATAAGCGGCAGCGCGTCTGTTACTGCTGTGAGTATTCCGTCAATGATTTGCGGTATCGCTTCCACAATATTCTTTATGATCTGTGGCAGTGCGCCAATTAAAGACGTGAGCAGTTGCATGCCCGCGTTGATGATTTTCGGTACCGCCTTCAGCACCGCGTTCACGATGCCTGTTATGATTTGCGGCAACGCTTTTACGATCGCATTTACCACCTTCGGTACCGCGTCAACGATACCCGAAAGTAGCGAGATGCAGGTGTCGATTATCTGCGGGATTGCGCCCGTAATGAAATTGAGAATGCCGTCAATTATCGCAGGCAACGCCGCAAGTAAGACAGGTATTGCGTCGAGCAGTCCCTGCGCAAGTCCTGACATCAGTTGCAGTGCTGCATCTAAAATAAGCGGCAAATTGTCAACTAATGTTTGCACTACCTGCGCTATTACCGCTGCTATCGTCGGTATGAGCGTCGGCATCGCGCCTGCAATTCCTTGCACAAGTGTGAGTACCATCTGTATCGCTGCTTCCATCAGTAGCGGTAGCTGGTCGATGATTCCGTTTACCAGTCCCATCACCAGCTGCAGCGCGCCTTCGGCTATCTGCGGTAGTGCCGCTATCAGTCCGTTCAAGATTGAGAATACAATCTGCGTTGCCGAACTTACAATGAGCGGAAGGTTGTCCACAATGGCTTTGCCAAGCGAGCCAACGATTTCTCCGATGATTTCGAGCAGTTCCGGTACGTATTGCATTACCGTATTTAGTACCTTCGGAAGTATGCCGCCGATAACGTCGGACATTTTGCCGATGTCGCCGTTTGCGTCGAGGATACCGTTAGTAAATTCACCAAGCAATCCGACGCCGTCTGTCGCAAGTGAGGTCAGCACAGGCAAAAGCACCGTACCGAGTGCGTTCTTTGCGGCCGTTGTACCGACCGTTAAGTATTGCAGCTGGTCGTCTAAAGCACCATATGCCGCGAGCATATCGTCGCCTACAACGTATCCTGCTTCCTGCGCCTGCTCACCAAGTTCCTGCATTCGCTCCGCACCTGCTTCGATAAGCGGGTTAAGTTCCTGCGCTGATTTGCCGAGGATCTGCATTGCAATTGCATCGCGCTCGGTCTCGTTTTCCATCTTGCCGAGTGCGTCAATGATTTCCCAGTAAACCGTATCGCTGTCGCGCATGTTTCCTTCGGCATCATAGACCGCGACGCCGAGTTTGGCATACGCCTTCGACATCTCGTTCATGCTCGGTGCTACCGGCTCTGATGCTGCTGCGACGTCCGCCTGCGCTGCTGCCAGATTATTCTGTGCCTGCTGCAGTGCGATTGCCGCTTTCTGTACCGCTGCCGATGCTGTGCCGCTGTTTTCGAGTGCGCTGTTGTATGAGTCCTGCGCCGATGTCAGCTTGCTTTGGGATTTTTCAAGAGCGATTGCCGCCTTTTGCGCCTGTTCGGAGTCCGCGCCGTATTTTTCTACCGCTGCGTTATACGAAACTTGCGCTGTCTCAACGCCATACATCGCGTCTTCCACAGCAGAGTACGCCTTTTTGACCGCGTCTCCGCTTTTGGCAACTGCTTCGTCGTAGGCGATTTGCGCTTTTTCCAGATTGAGAGAAGCGCTCTCCGCCTTTGCCTCTGCCTTTGCCAGCTTTTCCATATCCACTGCCGCTTCGCCACTGACGTTTGCGACCGTTGACATGGATTTTATGTTTTTCGCCATTGATTTGGTCAGTGTCTCTGTCGAAACATCGACCAGTTCGGCGGCGTACATATACTCCTGCAACTTATCTGTTGCGATACCTGTTACCGTCGATTCGGTAAGTACGGTATCCGCATATGCCGCGCCTTCTTTTGTCATATCGACCAGCGCTTTGCCTGCGGCTATCGCTGCTGCCGATACTGCTGCAAATGCGGCTGCCATGGTCGCTGCAGCTGCCTTGCACACATTTCCAAGACCTTCGAATTTGCTTCCTGCGTCGTCCGCTTCTTTGCCAGCGTCTTTGACCTCGCCGCCCATATCGTCGGCTTCTTTGCCGGCTTTGTCCATGCCATCGCTGGCATTATCAAGGGCTGCGTTATTGTCCCGAAGTTCACGCTCCATGCCATTGAGCGCCGCTTCGGCATTATTGAGCTGTATCTGCCATGCCTGCGTGCGCTTATCATTCTCACCGAATGACTCCGCTGCGTTCTTTAAGGCACTGCGCAGCACCTCAATTTTCGATTTCTGCGCCTCGATTTGCTTACCGAGTACTTCATTTCGGGCGGTGAGAGCTTCAACAGAAGTGTCATTCCTGTCGAACTGCGACTCTACCAGCTTCATCTCCGAGCCAAGAACTTTGAAGGATTGGTTGATTTCGGCTAAGGACTTTTTGAACTCTTTTTCGCCCTCCAGCCCAATTTTCAGACCGAAATTATCTGCCACGTCTCACCACCTCCTTTATATTCCGTCAGGGATAATATCGTCGATAGTTACCTCGCGCTTCGGTTTTGCCGTTCCGTTATACTGTTTATGGCATTCCCAGAGGTCGAGTAGCAGCCCGAATGGCATTTGCCACACCTCATCCTGCGTCAGATGCAGATGTGCTATGCCGAAATACAGAAGTCGAGTAAATAACTCCTCGTCACTTACCCGACTACCGCGTTTTTTGGGTCTGCTTCGCTCTCGATGTTGCGCTTGGTGCCTTTGTAAAGGGCTTCCGTAATAGCATCCTTGTATCCTGCGAGGTCGGCGGGAAGTGTCAAAAGTTCCACCACGTCCTCGGTCAGTAATTCTTTCGGCATGCTCTTGTTCTTTAAGTTATAAATGAGAATTGACTGATTTGCGAGCAAGGTAATGAGCCAGACAATCTCACCGAGTGCCAACTCAAAATTCTCGCTTTTCATCAGCTTATCTCCAAGGTTTTCAAGCCCGCCGTAGCGGCCTGCGATTTCCTTTGTCGCCTTCGTGGTAAGGAGAAGCGTATACTCCTCGTCACCGATCATAATAGTTGATGTGCGTTCCGTATTCATATCCTACCTCCTATTACTGTGCTGCGGGTGTGGTGCCGTCGTAAGTGGGTTCGTATACTTCGTTATACCAACCGCTGATAACGCTTGCTGCAACCGAAGTATCGCCCTCGGTCACCTCTGCCTTCCAAGGATGCTTGCCCTTTGCGTCGGGCTTGTTCCTGCGAAGGATGGTGCCTTCAATGGTAGGTGTTGAGAAGGTAATGCCGTCGCCCTTCGTTGCAAGGTTGGTTGCGGGAATACCGAAGATGACGCGGTAGAGCCAGTAATACTTGTACTTACCGTTTGCCTTCTTTGCGCGGAAGCCAACTGCCACGGGTGCGCCACCGTCCTCGGTCGTCGAAATAATGACGCCGTTCTTATCGATTACCGCGCCCGTGAGGTCGGATGCAAGCGTCGCGCCGATATCGTCAATGCCGAGAGAAAGAGTACCACTCTTAAACTCCTTCACGATTTCCGCTGCGCCATCATCCGCGTAAAGGGTTGCCTCTGCAAGTTCTACCGAAAGGTCAGCGGTCATCGCCTTTGCCATCGACTGGGGCTTTGCGTAGGTCTCCTCGCCATTCTCGCCCTCGGTAATCTTTGCATAAAAAAGTTTATCAAGACCAATTGTTGCCATAGGTTTTATTCCTCCATTTCATAATGATTGGCTACGTCCACCACGTAGTGGTGATAGCCCGTTTCTGTTTCGTATCCGATGTACTGTCTGGCGGTAATTGTCATATCCGCCGCGAGCAGCGCTCGGACAATTCGATTTTTATCCGCGCCGTAATTTCCTTTTGCGTAAAGAGAAATGCGCGCCTCCTGTACGTCGTATCCTGGTGCGTTATCTGCGTTCAAATCGAACTTATCCGTCATAGGTACGACCACGATATATTTATCCGGTGCCATGTCACTGAACACACCCGTTTCCACGGGAATGCCGATCGGTTCCAGAATTGTATTGATGTCTGCCAGAATACTCATAGCTTCTTTATCTCCTCCTCAAATTTCCGCTTCATCGTCTCCTCGCATGCGCTTTTCGACGCGCTCTTTGCGGGCTTGAAGAAGGGCTTTGCTGGCTGGCCGTGTTTACCGTATTCGATGATCGTAGCCAGCTTTGCATTGCTGCCGCCATCACTACGCGGTTCGGAGAAGCCAATCTTGATATTGCTGTTGCCGTCTCTGTCCTGCAGCACGCGGGACACACCCAGCGAGCGTTCAAGTTCACCCGTCGAGCGACTGTCGTATGTGGTGCCGCTGCCGATGACGCTGACAAGATTTCCGCGCACCTTATCTACGACCACCTCCGCGCCTGCTTCCAGTACGCGCTCTGCGATTTCGTCGCTCTTTTTACCGAGCTTTGACAGCCGTTCAAGAAAATCGTCTGGCATTTGAATTTCTGCTTTAGCCACTGGTCGCCACCACCTTTTTTGCAAGTACTTCGATATACATTCCGCGTCCTTTTACATTCTCCACCGAGACAATTTCGTATCTCGCGCCATCGCAAACAATAACGTGTTCGGTAGTGATATCAACGTCGGGAATGACGCGCAACCGGAAAAGGTCGGTTGCAGTTGAGAATGCAGCGAGGTTTGCCCATCGCTGTGATCCGTGTCTGCCTTCACGGTATACGCGCACCGACGCGACTATCTCATCCACGACCGTGGCAAAACCTTCTGCGTCCTTTTTGCGCTTCGAGATGACGATATCGGCAAAACCGTTCATTTTTCCAAAGCTCATATTACACCTTCCACTCTCTATCGAGGCGGAGCAGCATATTTACCGTATTCCACACCTGCTGCGATGCCTGAACGTTATCCGCAAAGAAGCCGCCGGTCGAGCCGTCTCGCGACTCGTAGAAATGCGACGCCAGCATAATGACTGCCTGCTCGGTTGTCGGCGGCATTGCGTTTTCCGTATACGTTCCTGCGGGTATATGCTGATAGCTTTCCGCGTAAGAGACGGCGGCGGTAATGTAGCCCTTCAGCAAAGCGTTGTCGGCCTCGTGTTCAAGAATTAGGTTTTGCCTCACCTTTGTAAGAAGTTCGTCCATTACCGCTGCCTCCTATAATTTTTAAGTAGCCGACTTCTTCATCTGAAGAATCTTGACCGCCTCAGGAATGATGAGCTTACCGTCTACGCGCTTGCTGGAAAGGAATCCGACCTGACCGGTAGCAGCGTAAAGCTCTGCAAGTCTCTTGAATGCCACACCCTCACGGTCACCAATCCAATAATGAGAAAGGTCACCGAAAGCGATTACCTTTGCATTTGCTGCAATGGTAGGC